ATTTTTTGATTTAGATTTAAACAAAGCATTTGCAGATAGAATAGTGGCAGCTACAGATCCATTTAATCAATTAGCAATTTGGTTATATCCATCTTCTTCTGATACATCTAACACTACTGGTATATGTGATAAAGTTTTAATTTATAATTATGCTACACAAAAATGGTCAACAGCCAATGCTAATGCTAGTACAATATTTTCTCAATTTGTTGGTGCTTATACAGTTGAGTTAATGGATATTATTTCAGAAAACCTAGACAATATTAATATTTCATTAGATACTGATTTTTGGAATGGAGGACAATTATTATTAGGTGCTATAGATAGTGATTTTAAAGCTGCTATTTTTTCAGGTACAGAAAATATAGGAGAAATAGAAACTTCAGAATTAGAGTTGTTTCCTGGAACAAGATCAAATATAATAGGTGTAAGACCTATTGTAGATGCTGAAGCAACTGTTACTATAAAAACTAGAGATAGATTATCAGATAACAGCACAGAATCATCTGTATCAAGTATGAATACAACAGGTATTAATCCAGTTAGACAATCTGGAAGATATGTAAAATTTAATGTAAAAATACCAAGTGGAGGAGCTTGGAAAGATGCACAAGGAATTGATATAGTTGCATCAAGATCAGGCTTGAGATGACAGATAAAACTGATATAGATAATGTTAGATATAGTTTTGAAACTCAAGAGTTCTTTCAAAGACAAATTGAAGAAGCTATCAATTCATTAATTAATGAAAAAAATCAAGAAAACAATAAAGCATTTTCTTGGTTTCTAGGAGATTAAATGACAAGTAATATTAAAGATTATTCTACAACACAAGCTGACAATACTTCACTTAATGGTATTTCAACAGCAGAAGGAATGTTACCTTCTAATTTAAATAATGCCATTAGAGCATTAATGAAAAATACAAGAGATTGGTTTAATGATGCACAATGGATTGAATATGGTGATGGATCAGGTTCTTATACAGCAGCATACGCATCATCTACTTCTTTTACAATTGCTGGTGCTAATGTAACTTCAGTTTATCATGCTGGAAGAAGAATAAAATTAATTGCATCAACACCAGGAACTATTTTTGGAACAGTTAGTTCTTCATCTTTTTCAACCAACACAACTGTTAATGTAACATGGGATAGTGGTTCATTATCTAATGAAGCTATTACAAATGTTTATATTGGTGCTTTATCAAAAACTAATTCATCTATACCAACAGAAATTATTGGCACAACAAATATAAGTGATAGTGCTATTACAACTGCAAAGATTGCAGCAGATGCTGTTAATGGAACTAAAATTGCAGATGATAGTATAAATTCAGAACATTATGTAGATGGTTCAATAGATACAGCTCATATTGCAGATGCACAAATCACTACTGCTAAAATTACAGACGCAAATGTTACAACTGCTAAAATTGCTGCTGATGCAGTTGATGGAACTAAAATAGCTGACGATAGTATTAACTCTGAACATTATGTTGATGGCAGTATAGATACTGCACACATTGCAGACTCTCAAATTACAACTGCAAAAATTGCAGACTCACAAATTACTTCTGCTAAAATAACAGATGGTGCAATTGTTAATGCAGACATCAATGCTAGTGCTGCTATTGATGCAACTAAAATACATGATGGCACAATATCTAATACAGAGTTCGGACATCTAAATGGTGTTAGCTCAAATATTCAAACACAATTAGATGCAAAAGGTGCATCAAATGCAAATTTAACTGCAATCGGAAATCTTGCTACAACAGATGGTAATTTTATTGTTGGTAGTGGTTCAACTTGGGTTGCAGAAACAGGTTCAACTGCAAGAACATCATTAGGACTAGGAACTATATCAACACAAGCTGCAAATAGTGTAGCTATATCTGGTGGAACAATTACAGGTCTTGGCTCACCTTCAGCAAGTTCAGATGCAGCTACAAAAAATTATGTAGATAATTTAGTTACAGGATTAAAAACAAGAATTATTACAAGAGTAGCAACAACAGCAAATATTAATTTATCAAATGCTTTAGAAAATGGTGATACACTAGATGGTATTACACTTGCTACAGGAAATAAAGTTTTAGTAAAAGATCAAACAGATGCTACTGAAAATGGTATTTATAATGTTGTAGCTTCAGGTACTGCTACAAGAGATACAGATTATGATACTGTTGCAGAACTAGCAGGACAATTAGTTATTGTTCAAGAAGGTTCAACTAATGCAGATAAAATATTTTTATGTACTACTGATAACTCTGGATCTATTGGTTCAGTAAATATTGTATTTACAGTTGTTCAACCATCTAATGTTGGTGATGTTACTCTTACTGGTACACAAACTTTAACAAACAAAACTTTAACTTCTCCAGTTATATCAGAAATAGTATCTGTATCTGATGGTAATATATCTGTATTACCAAATGGTACAGGTAAAGTTTTATTAGATGGTAATGGTTCTTCAGGTGGTGTTGCTGTTACAGATGGTTTAGTAGAAATTAAAACAGGAACTGGTAGTGTTGCTAAAGTTAAATTTTATTGTGAGTCATCAAATGCTCATGCTCAAACATTACAAGCAGCTCCACATTCGGCAGCAAGTTCAGCAGTTTTAACATTACCAACTGCTACAGGAACTTTAATTGGAACTGGTGATACAGGAACTTTACCATTAACTGCTATAGATATTGATGGTGGTACAGATATTGGTGCAGACTTAACTACATCTGATTTAATTGTAGTAGATGATGGTGCAGGTGGTACTAATAGAAAAGCAGCTTTATCAAGAGTTGTAACATTAATGTCAGCTCAAGGATTTTCGACTGACGATCCAACAGCTCTTGCAATAGCTTTAGGATAATATATAAAACAATAATTAAGGAGTAACAAAAAAAATGGCGAACACATTTAAGACAGTAACATTTGCAGCAGAACCTGCTTCAGCAGGAACTCCTTATGTTATGTACACAGTAGCAACTAGTACGACAACAGTTGTATTAGGATTGGTACTTGCAAATATTCACACAACAGCAATCACAGCAGAAGTAGAATTAGTTTCTACAACATCAAATAGAGGTGGTGCTAACAATGTAGCTAATGGCACATCAATGTTAGTTAAAGATGTATCTATACCATCTGGAAGTTCATTAGAGCTTTTATCTGGTGGAAAAGTTGTATTAGAAGCTGGAGATAAAATTCAAATAGATTGTTCTGTTGCTGATAAATTATCAGGCACACTTTCTATAATGGAAATTACATAGGAGTTTTAATTGGCTTATATTGGAAACAAACCAGCTAACAAAGCAGTAGTTGCAAGTGATCTTGATCCAGCAGTTATTACTGGTCAAACAGCTTTAGCAACTTCTCCTGCTGATACAGATGAATTTTTAATTAGTGATGCTGGAGTTTTAAAAAGATTAGATGCTAGTTTAATTGGTGGTGGAAAAATTGGACAAGTTTTATCAACTAAAAAAACTGATGTTTTCACTACTTCAAGTTCAAGTTATGCAGATGTTACTGGGTTATCAGTTGCTATAACACCATCTGCAACATCAAGTAAAATTTTATGTTTTTGCACAGGTGTTTATGGAAAAAATACATCAGATAATTTTAATCATCAAGTTGTAAGAGATAGCACTTCTTTAATTGAAAATAAAATTGATGATGGAACTGGCACTAATAATACAGATGTGTTTTCAATACAAGTTTTAGATTCACCAAGTTCTACATCAGAATTAACTTATAAACTTCAAATTAAAAATGATGGTAGTAACCCTGTTGTTATAAATAGAAATGGTGCTGGTACTACTGATAGAGGGGATAGTGTAATTACAGTTATGGAGGTATTGGCATAATGGCAGATTTACATAAAGCGATTAGAACAATTCATAGTGAAGTGGTTACAATAAATGGAAACGGACAATCAGATATAGTTGCTTGGGATAAAGATGGCAATGAGATTTCTATTAATTGGACAAATGTAAATGCTTGGGTTGATCCTAACGAATATCAGTATAAAAGAGCAAAAGAATATCCATCAATAGCAGATCAATTAGATGACATCTATCACAATGGAATTGATGGTTGGAAAGCTACAATTAAAACAACAAAAGAT